CTCGTTCGCGGAAAATTTTTCGTACGTTTGAAACCTTGCCCGGTCGCACGGTGGACACGACGCGCCGCCGCGACGTCGCGCAGTGGTCGGGTTCTGGTGCCGGCCGGGTCAGCGACCGGTCGAGCGTGGGTCGATGGGGGGTGCGTCTGATGCCGCGCGGAGGCTCGCGAATCGGCTCCGGGCGTCGCCGAAAGGACGAGACGCTCGAGCAGCGGCGCGCGCGGCTTGGCATCGAGAAGGCGAAGCGCGCGGCGAAGGCCTCGAAGGTGGGCCCGAAACCGGAAGTCGAAGCAACGCCGCCGGCGACGCCGGAGCCTCCGCCAGGATCCGGCGCAGTGCTGCCCGAGGCCGACGACCTCGATGCGGATCTGAGCCCGCTCGACTTTCTGAAGGCGGTGCAGCGGAACAAGAAACTCCCGCTCGAGACGCGCATGCGCGCGGCGATGGCGGCCGCACCGTACACGCACGCAAAGCTGCGTGACGCCGGGATGGGGCTGAAGGACGAGCGGAAGAAGAAGGCCGCCGCTGTCACGCAGGGCTCGAGCCGGTTTTCTCCTGGCGCGCCGCCGCTGTCAGTCGTTCCCGGCGGGAAAACGAGCTCGTGAGCGGCGACCGGCCGGTCTGGTCGACCGCGTGCCTAGACTGGGAGCAGCGGATCGTCGAAGGCCGATCGCTGATCCCGTTCGAACCGTTGTTCCCGGAGTCAGCCGCTGCAGGCCTCGAGGTGTTCAAGGCGCTCCGCATGGTCGACGCCGGCGGCGGCCTTCTCGGAGATCTCTCGCGACCGTGGGTCCTCGACTTCGTCGCCGCGATCTTCGGTGCGTACGATCGCGACACGGGTCGGCAACTGATCCGCGAGTTCCTGCTGCTGATCTCGAAGAAGAACGGAAAGTCGACGGACGCGGCCGGGATCATGATGACCGTCCTGATCCTGAATTGGCGCGCGTCTGCCGAGTTCCTGATCCTGGCGCCGACGAAAGAGATCGCCGACAACTCGTTCGGCCCGGCCCGCGACATGATCAAGGCCGACGAAGAGCTCGAGGATCTCTTTCACATTCAGGATCACATCAGGACGATCACGCACCGCAACTCGGGCGCGACGCTGAAGATCGTCGCCGCGGACTCCGATGTCGTCGGCGGGAAGAAGGCCGCGGTCGTCCTCGTCGATGAGCTATGGCTCTTCGGAAAGAACCCGCGAGCCTATGCAATGCTCCTCGAGGCGACCGGCGGTCTCGCTTCGCGGCCCGAGGGTTTCGTGATCTACCTCTCGACGCAGTCCGACGAGCCTCCGGCCGGCGTGTTCGCAGATCGCCTCGAATACGCGCGCGGCGTGCGCGACGGGACGATCGACGACCCGCAGATGCTGCCGGTCCTATACGAGTATCCGAACGCGATGCTCGAGCGGAAGGACTACCTGAAGCCGGAGTTTTTCTACGTCACGAACCCGAACCTCGGCGCATCGGTCGACGAGGCATTCCTGCTGCGCGAACTGAAGAAGGCGCAGATCGGCGGCGCCGACAAGGTGCGGATCGTGCTGTCGAAGCATTGGAACGTCCAGATCGGAATGTCGCTGATGGGTCAGCGATGGGTCGGCGCCGACTACTGGGAAGCATGCGCGGACCTTGTCATGACGCTCGACGAGGTGCTGCGCCGGTCCGAGGTGATCACGATCGGGATCGACGGCGGCGGCCTCGATGACCTGCTCGGCCTGGCGGTGCTCGGTCGCTGCGAGCTAACGAAGAACTGGCTTCTCTGGGTCCATGCGTGGGCGCACGAGAGCGTCCTCGAGCGGCATAAACAGACGGTGACGCAGTTCCGCGAGTTCGAAAAAGAGGGCACGCTGACGATCTGCGCGATGCCCGGTCAAGATCTCGAGGAGCTCGTCGAGATCGTGAAGCGCGTCGAGAAGAGCGAGCTCCTCGATCGCCTCGGCGTCGATCAGGCCGGCATCGGCTCGATCGTCGAGGAGTGCACGAAGAAGAAGAATGAGGGCGGTCCCGGCATCGATCACGATCGCATCATCGGGATCCCGCAGGGTTGGAAACTGGTCGGCGCGATCAAGACGGTCGAGCGGCAACTGCTCGCGAAGAAGATCGAGCACTCCGGTTCGAAGCTGATGAATTTCGCCGTCGGCAGTGCCAGAGCCGAGCCGCGCGGTAACGCCGTGATCATCACGAAGCAGGCCGCCGGCAATTGCAAGATCGATCCGCTGATGGCGACCTTCGATGCGGTCGCACTGATGGCGATGAACCCCAAGCCTCGGAAGAAGAAGTTCCGCGCTTTCTTCGCGTAGCGGTCCGCTGACAGCGGGCGCCGCGCGCGCCCACTTCAGGAGATCCCGCTATGCCGAATCCCGCACTCGCACGTCCGCCAGCATCAAACCGCGCATGGGCGACGATGAAGGTGAAGGCCGTCGTCGACGAGGTCGGCAAGGCCCGAAAGTTCACCGGCATCGCGTCGACGATCACGCCGGACCGGATGGACGACATCGTCGTCCCGGCCGGCGCGATCTATAAGACGCCGTTCCCGTTCCTCTGGCAGCACGACTCGAAGCAGCCGATCGGATGGGTCCGCGTGGTCCGCGTGTCGAAGGATCAGATCGAGGTCGACGTCGAGATCTACGATGAACCGACGCCGGGCAAGCTGAAGGACCGTCTCGATGAGGCGTGGCAATCGATCAAGGCGGGCCTTGTGGCCGGGCTCTCGATCGGGTTCCGGCCGAAGAAGACGGCCGACATCGAGGGCACTTGGGGTTACGAGATCCTCGAATGGGACTGGCTCGAGCTTTCCGCGGTGACGATCCCGGCGAACGCCGAGGCAACGATCACCCGCATCAAATCGATCGACACCGCTCAGATGACCGCTACAGGTCGCAAGTCTGGGGCGGCCGATCATTCCCTGCCCGGCGACACGGGATCAAACCGCAATGGCGCACCGCGCCGCACAGGAGCATCAACGATGAAGACAGCAGCACAACTCCGCGAGGAACTGCGGACGAAGAAGGCTCGCCAAGGCGAGATCATGGAAGCATGGCAAAAGGACGGCGCAAGCGCGCCGACCGAGGCCGAGCAGGACGAATTCGACGTCCTCGAGGGCGAGGTGAAGGCGCTCGAGCAGGATGTCCGGATCGCGACGTTCAAGGAACGCGAGGTCCCGAGCCTGAAGGGCGTGAGCGGCGACGACGCAGAGGCCGGCTCGCGCTCGCGCAGCCCGCTCGGGTTCGTGAAGCGCCAGGATCCGGACGAGAAGTTCAAGGGTCAGGCGATGACGCGCCTCGCGATGGCGAAAGCGGCGGTCTTCATCGCGATGAAGGAGGGTCACTACATCACTGCGGGCGACTGGGCGCAAAAGCGCTGGGGCAAGACGCACCCGAATCTCGTCGCATGGATCAAGGCGGCCGTTCCCGGATTCGGCTCCGGCTCGGGCGAGCCCGGCGCCGAACTGGTGCAGTCGGACACTCGCTACAACGGCGATTTCGTCGAGTTCATCTATTCGCTCACCGTGTTCGACAAGCTGCCGCTGCGTCCGGTCCCGGCGAATGTGCACGTGAAGGGCCAGGACGGGCAGGCCACGGGCTATTGGGTCGGCCAGTCGAAGGCGATCCCGGTCACGAACGGGAGTTTCTCGGACGTCGATCTGAAGCCCTTGAAGGTCGGCGCGATCGCGGTCGCATCGAAGGAGGTCATCGCAGACTCGGATCCGTCGATCGAGCTCTACATTCGCGACATGCTCGGCGAAGCAAGTGCGCAACGCGTCGACACGACGTTCCTGTCGGCGGCCGCGGCCTCGGCGGGCGTGTCCCCGGCGGGCATCTTGAACGGCGTTTCTGCGCTCGCGCCGTCCGGCGCTGACGCGGCGGCGGTGCGGAACGATGCGCTCTCCCTCTACTCGTCGTTCCTGACGGCGAAGACGGCGAGCGGTCTCGTGCAGATCATGACTCCGTCGATGGCAAAAGCAATTTCGCTGATGGTGAACGCTCTCGGGCAGACGGAATTCCCGCTGCTGAAGGCGACGGGCGGCGAACTGCTCGGCGATCCGGTCTACACCGGGGACAACGTCACGCCGGGCGACTGGATCCTCCTGCGTCCGAAAGACATTTGGAAGATCGGCGACAGCGGCATCGAGATCTCGATGTCGGATTCGGCCATGGTCGAGCAGGACACCGCGCCGACCGGCGCGACCGACACGCCGTCGGCCGCAACTGCGAACATGGTTTCGCTCTGGCAAGAGGATTCGATCGGGTTCAAGGTCACCCGCCGGATCAACTACCAGATTCGTCGGCCCGGCGCTGTCGCGCTGCTGTCGAATGCCGAATACGGCGGCGTGATCTCCTGATCGTCTCCTGACGATCTGACGCAACCGAGCCCGGCCGAGAGGTCGGGCCCGTTTCCGAACAAGCAGGAGAGCGAGCGATGTCGATCCGAATGAAGTCTCTGAAGAATTCCCTCGTCTATGCGAGCAGGCGCGTCCCGAAGGACGTCGAGTTCGATGCGCGCGGCGAGACCGATGCGAAGGTCCTCGAGTTCGCGAAGGCCGCGGTCCGCGTGAAGCCGGCCGCCGCACCCGCGCCCGTGGCCGAGGCGCCGGCGCCGGCGCCGG